GTTTGGGAACCGTTGCAGCCCTTGCAACGGACTACGCCAGCCCCAACCCGGGGCCGCCGTGGGTTGTGCTCAGCAGTGCCGGCACGCCGTATTCCGTTGACGAGGAAGTGAAGAACAGCGCCGGCACGAGCTACTACGTTGTTGAGACTGTGTTGTCCAGCAACGGCACCGCCTACGCACCAGTTTGAGGACCAATCATGGCAGCCTTTGAAGTCATCGCTCTTGACACTGCAACGCCTCAACTGCGTGCGCCCGGGGCGGCGGACACCTACACCTTCCCCCGCGCCGTCGAACTGCCACTTGGCACCGCCAACGGCGTGCTCTACCTCAACGGCAGCAAGGTGGTGACTAGCGGGAGTGGGTTGACGTTTGATGGGACGAATTTGGGGGTTGGCGCTGCGCCGACTGGCTTTGGAAAGCTGGATGTAAGGAACGGTACAAACTTTAGAGTTCTTATTAATGGTATTGCTGGATATGGAAGCAATGCTATTGCAGGAATAAATGACGTTGGTTCTGAAACACATTTGGGGCTTGCTGGCACTCCGATAGCGTTTTATGTGCAGGCTGCCGAACAAATGCGCCTCACCAGCACCGGGCTGGGGATTGGGACGAGTTCGCCTGCTGGCGGATCTCAGCTCACAGCTTACGGTGCAAGCAACGGCCAGATCGCTGTTCAAAACTCTACCAATTGGTCGCGCCTGCTTCAAAACTCTAATGACTTGTATATTGATAACGGTGTAGGTGGATCAGCGGGGAATATTGTATTTAGAAACAGCTCTAGCACAATTGAACGCATGCGTCTCGACTCCTCCGGCAACCTCGGCTTGGGGGTGACGCCGAGTGCTTGGAGTGGTGTAAGTAACGTTTTCCAAATCGCAGGAAATGCGTATATAGCAAGCACGACCCATGTGTTGAACCACACGGCAAACGGTTATTACAATGGGTCAAACTGGATATACACATCCACCAATTTTGCAAGCCAAACTGAGCAGGTCAGCGGCCAGCACCGCTGGTACACCGCCCCCTCCGGCACCGCAGGCAATGCGATTAGCTTCACGCAGGCGCTCACACTAGACGCCAATCGCAACTTGCTGCTGAACGGTACTGCTGCCCCCGCCTCTGGTGTTGGGACGCTTGCGATCTTCAACGGCACGGCCCCAACTGGATCGGTCACTAACGGGATCGTGCTGTACGCCGAAGATGTTTCATCTAGCAGCGAACTCAAGGTAAGAGACGAGGCCGGAAACGTCACTACGCTGTCGCCGCACAACTTCGAGCTTATCCCCGAAGGCCCGTCAGAAGACATGGCGTGGTCTTACTACTCTGAGCGTGACGGCAAGCGCATCAACGTAGATATGCTTAAGGCTATTCGCTTGCTAGAAAAACTTAGCGGTGAACAACTGGTGTACGAAGCATGATCACGCAACAAACGATTGCCGCCTGCTTTGAGTACCGTGACGGATATTTGTACTGGAAAGGCGTAAGCCATTCAAACAAGCAGCATCTTCTGGACAAACCTGCTGGTTCTATTCACAAGACTGGCTATCGTCATATCTCTTGGCGAGGCAAAATCCAAAAAGCGCACAGGTTGATCTTCATGCTGCACCACGGATACATGCCGCAAGAGGTTGACCACATCAACGGCGACCGCGCAGACAACCGGATTGAAAACCTACGCGCTGCCAACCGTAGCGAGAACCAATGCAACCGCTTTGCGTTGGCAAGCAACACATCAGGCTACCCCGGTGTGTCTTGGCACAAGAAGAGCAAGGCATGGGTTGTGCGTGTAATGAAGAACGGCAAAACCGTATTCCAACAATACTTCAAAGACCTAGAGTTAGCGGGTCTTGTTGCAACTGAAGCTCGCTCTCTGTACCACGGCAAATATGCCAAGATTTGAAAGGACCACACCATGATCTTTATTGACGGCAAGCCGGTAGACCTAACCAAGCCGCAAACGTGGGGCGGCAGCATCCAACTCAAGCCCGGTGGATCCATTACGCAAAGCAAAGACGGCGTGACAACCAAGGTCACGCATGTTCCGCAACAACCGAAAGAGGTGAAAAATGACAACGCAAAATAAGTGGGTTATCGAATGGCTTCGCACCACCCCCACCACCGCAACCCCGCCGGAATACGTCATCGAATGCGGCTGGCGCTGCACGGGCACTGACGGGGCCTACACCGGCACGGTGTACTCCACCTGCTCGTTCACGCAAGCCGCTGACCCATTCACGCCCTACGCCGACCTGACGCAGGAGCAAGTACTGGGCTGGTGCTGGGCCAACGGCGTCAATCAAGCCGCGACCGAAGCTGCGGTGCAGCAACAGATCGACAACCAGATCAACCCCCCGGTCATCATGCCTCCACTGCCGTGGGCAACTACCCAAGCCTGACATGAACGACATCAAGATCACCCTGACCGACCTTTCCGTCAACGACGTCAATCTGATCATGGCGGGCTTGGGCAAGCTGCCGCTGGAGGCCGTTGTTGACCTCTGGATGCGGCTGAAACAACAGGGTGAGGCGCAAATCAAAGATGCGCAGCAATCTGACAAACCTGCGTGATATAGTCGCGCCGAAACCTTACCGGCCAGGCTGACCGGGGATTCTTCGGAATCACATGGACGATACCCAACCTCTCGTAACGGACGCTCAGCCTGCACCGGCTGATATTTCCGTGACGGCACCCGACGCGACGGCGGCGTCGGACTCTGCTGCGCAAGAACAGCCGGCCAAGTCTTTCTCGCAAGAGGAAGTTGATGCGCTGATCGCAAAACGGCTTGCGAAAGAGCAGCGCAAGTGGGAACGAAAGATTCAGCAACCGGCAACGCCGCCGGCACCTGCGGTGAGGGAAGTCCCGCCTGCTGATCAGTTTGAGTCCGTCGAAGCCTACGCGCAAGCGCTGGCGGAAAAACGGGCTGCAGAACTGGTTCAGCAGCGTGAAGTCCAGCAGCAGCAGGCGCAGGTACTGGCCTCGCACGGTGAGCGTGAAGACGCTGCCCGGGATCGTTACGACGACTATGAAGACGTCGTGTACAACCCCAAGCTGCCCATCACGCCCATCATGGCGCAGACCATCCAGGCGTCCGACGCAGGCCCGGATGTGGCCTACTACTTGGGCTCCAACCCCAAGGAAGCTGAGCGTATCGCCCGCTTGCCGGCAATTCTGCAGGCAAAGGAAATCGGCAAGATCGAGTCGAAACTCGCCTCGTCTCCGCCGGTCAAGAAATCCACCGCAGCACCACAGCCGATCTCTCCGGTGACGGCACGGTCCACGGCAACGTCGCTTGACACGACGGATCCGCGGTCTGTGAAGCAAATGTCGCCGAGTGACTGGATTGCCGCCGAAAGGCAGCGCCAGGTCCGGCAGTGGGAAGCCCGAAACCGCTGAACTGAAGAAAGGAAATCGTCATGGCTCAAAGTCTTTTGACCATCGACATGATCACGTTGAAAGCCCTCGAAATCCTCGAGAACAACCTGGTCATCACCCGCAACATCAACCGCCAGTACGACAGCTCTTTCGCCGTCGAAGGCGCCAAGATTGGCGACACGCTGCGCATCCGCCTGCCGGATCGCGCACTGGTCACCAACGGCGCCGCGCTGGGCGTCCAAGAGGTCAACGAGCAGTACACCACGCTGACCGTCGCCTCGCAGAAGCACATCGGCGTGAACTTCACCTCCGCCGAGATGGCCCTGTCGTTGGACGACTTCGCCGACCGCATCCTCAAGCCGCGCGTGTCGCAGCTTGCGGCCAGCATCGACGCCGACGTCGCCAACTCGTTCCAGAACATCTTTCAGTCGGTCGGCACCCCCGGCACGACGCCTGCTACCAGCCTAGTGCTGCTGCAGGGCCAGCAGAAGCTCAACGAGGCGGCCGCGCTGATGTCGCCGCGCTACGCGACGGTGAACCCCGCCGCCAACGCCGGCCTGGTGGAAGGCATGAAGGGCCTGTTCAACCCGACCTCAACCATCTCCCGCCAGTTCAAGAACGGCATGATGGGCGAGGGTGTGCTGGGCTACGACGAGATCAACATGTCGCAGTCCATCAAGCAGCACACCACGGGCACGCGCACCGGCGCCCATACCGTGACGACGACCGTCTCTAGCCAAGGGGCCACGACGATTGCCATCACCGGCACCGGCACGCAGACCATCAAGAAGGGCGACGTCTTCACCATCGCTGACTGCTTCGCAGTGAACCCGCAGACCCGCGAGTCCACTGGTTCCCTGCAGCAGTTCGTGGCGACGGCGGATGCCACTGCGGTGGCTGGCGCGTACACCGTCAGCGTGAGCCCGGCGATCTACACCTCGGGTCAGGCGCTCGCAACGGTGGACTCGTTCCCGGTGTCCGGCAAGACGGTCACGTTCCTCGGCTCTGCCTCCACGCAGTACCCGCAGAACCTGATCTACCACAAGGACGCCATCACGTTCGCCACGGCGGACCTGCTGCTGCCCAACGGCGTGGACATGGCCTCGCGCAAGGTCCACAACGGGATCAGCATGCGGATCGTGCGCCAGTACGACATCAACAACGACCGCATGCCGTGTCGTATTGATGTGCTGTACGGCTACAGCGTGATCCGGCCGCAGATGGCTGTTCGTCTCTGGGGGTGATCCACCATGTCCTTCACCAAACCCATTGGTGTTGCGTACACGGACCAGGATCTTGACGACTGCGCACTGGGGGCACTCCCCAGTGCCGGTGGCAAGATCGCGTTCTACGGCGCGACGCCCGTCACTCAGCGTGCGGCAGCGGTGCAGGCGGCTTCGGTCGTCAGCGCCTCGTCGTACATCACTGTCGGCAGCAACCTTGCGGCGTGGGCCGCTGAGGTGAATGCCACTCTCACCGGCCTTGGCCTGTGGAAGGGTGCCGCATAAGCGGCGGAAAGGAACATCATGTCTGCTCAAACTTTCGAAGCTCCGAAGATCGGTGACGGCGAACAGGTCGGCGACGGCAACACCGCCGAAACTCTGAACGTCGGTCGCTCGGGTCAGCCCGTTGCTCTGCAACCGTCGGCCACCGGCACGCTGGGCGTTTACGGCGCCACGCCGGTTGTGCAGCGCGCTGCGGCCATCCAAGCTGCGTCCGTCGTGTCGGCGTCGTCCTACATCAGTGTGGCGTCCAATCTGGCCGCTTGGGCTGCTGAAGTCAGCGCGACGCTGACCGGTGTTGGTCTGTGGAAGGGCGCGGCGTAAGCCGTCACTGACA